TTTTGTTAGTGATACAACTTTTTGTATCTCTTTAATAATTTTATCTGTACTTCCAAAATTAATACTTCCCAAACAAATAGATACATCGTACTTGGTAGTTGTTTCATAATCCAATGTATGAACCATTATGTCTGCTTTGGAATTGTATGGGTCTATACCTGTTAAATTTTGTATCTTGCCTTTGAATTCGTTATATCCACAACCCACATCTAACACTGCTGTTGGGTTTAATGCGTTTACTTGATCAATAATACTTAAGCCACTGTACTTGTACTTTTTAGTTTCGGGTTGCCACACTTCGCCAAAGTATTTTTCTAATACTGCTTCGTCTATTTGATTTACTAAGTTTTCAATATTACTAGATATTTTACTTCCAACATCAACACGAAACTCGCCATTAATTGCTTCTCTAAATGTATTGCTATCCAACAACAGTTGTGGACTGTCTTTGATCATTTCGTTTATTTTATTAAATATTTTTCTATTCATTTTATTACTGTAACAAGTATGTCGTTGTATTCTGTTTCTACTTCAATATCTAAATCAAAGGTACCTTTTATCCATTCTGTTGAAAAGTAATTCCAGGTTGCTTTTTGCCTGTATGCATATTTTAATATACAATCGTTTTGTTCACATATGGCTCTGTACATATTTTCAGAGTTTTGGTAATATTCGTAGTTGGGATAGGTTATATCAAAACCACCTGCTTGATGCCACCATTCATTACTAATCTCATTAGGTCTGTAAATTAACATAATCCAATCTTCGGGATTTGTTTGTTTAACAACATCCAACTGATAAGCCCACTCGTGACTTTTAACTATTTTTGTTCCTGTACCTTCGTGCCATCCACGATCTACATTTGTAGGATCAGGTGGAAATTCCATACCAGTTCCAAAGTAAACACCTTTGTGTCCACTGTATTGATGGTGACTGTATTCTCTTTCCATTGTTCTATCCGAAGTGTCGAAAGCAGAGTGGTGTTCGAGTATTTGTGCAATACCCGACCACTTGCTACCTGGAACGCCTGTGAAAAATAATCTATTAGGTAAATTCATTTATATATTCGAATGCTTTTTGGTGTGCTTCTTCCAATGGATGCCAAGCATCACTTATTTTATAATTATTTGTTTTCGCCCAATCATAAAACCCCATATTGTTGAACCATACAATATCATTTTCAACATTGTCTTGTAAATTTTCAATGTACTTAGGACAATGCCATTGTGTATCAAATGTTAACTTATCTATACAAGTCATTATAAACTTTATGTTTTTCTCTTTTAGTATAGAAATTACTAAATTTATTGCTTTGAGTGTTTCTAATTTATCCCACAATTCACTTTGAAAGTATTTGATATAGTTTTTAAAAAATATACTATTAGTTGAATCTGGTCTTATTGACTCCCATTTGTTATCGTTTGTATTATAAAAATCCCAACGATTTATCCAAGTCCAGTTAACAACAACAAGATCATTGCTGTCTATCAAATGTATATTATCAAAAAACTTTCTTACAACAGTTTGATTGGTTTCGCCTGGATATGCATGACATATATAATCTAATGATTTGTGTTTTGATAATAAAGCAGTCCAAGTATTATTACTGGGTTTATTATCGCAATCATTTAAGTCACTTCCAAAAGTAAAACTGTCGCCAAACGCATGAAGTTTATTCATGCAACTATTTAGTGACTAAAGAAATGTGTTACAGAATTCCTGCTTGTGATTGGATAGTTTGTATGTCTCTATCCTTTTTGTTATATATTGCTTTGGTTTTGATACCGGCCGCTTCACGCATCATATTGAGATCTGCTTCTTTGGCAATGCGATAATCTTGTGGACTCAACAGTAGTCTTTCTCTCAAGTATTCTACATCAAAATCCATTTCGCTGTCATCATAACTACAAATCCAAGATTGTGGATCGTGTTCTGTTAATGTTTCTAAATCGCCAATTAGTTCAGCAATGTTTTCGGGAACATTAGATCTACGTTTCATTTCAACGTAAACAAGATATCTATTAGGACTAATCTCACCAGGAGAACGATCTGCATCTAGCACAAAGTCATATCCTTTCTCAAACCATTCAACTAAATCGTCTGCTACTTTGCTGTTACGTGTATAAAAACTAACAGTGACAATGTCATCATCGTCGCCCATTTTAGATACAAATTCATCAATGTGTACAGTTGGTTTAATTAATCCAACCATATCTTTGTGTTCTAAACCTTCTTGTAGTTTTTTCATTATGCTTCTTGTTTTGTTTCTTCTTGATCTAAGTCTTCTTCATAAGCAAGGTTAAGTTCGTCTAGATCAATGTCTTGTCCCTCTAGTTCACTTGCCGCTTGTTGAATATCACTTAGTAATGCTTTTGGCATAGTAATTTCTACTAACCAAATAGGTTTTTTAATTAGTTTTGGCTTTTTAGTTCCCGGCCTAAAGTCATCATATGATTCAACTTTCTTGGGAATTTCCAATTCAGATTTAACGTATTTAACAGTACAATCAAATGGAAGTAAACGTTTAGCACCACGTGGATCAGGCATATTGTCTGCTAACCACATAAATGTACATTTAACTAAGTATCTATTTACAGTTGGGCCTTCGACTAACTCACCAATGTCCCAATTTTTAAATGCGTAAATATCAACCTCATCTAATACACGTTCGAAGTCAAGTAGTATATTAACACTACCGTCACTCATGTATAGATCTTTGATTGTTTTAGCAACTCCGTAGTAATCGACGTTGCTATCTAAAAAACTTTTTGCCATACTGTTATTTATGCTTATAACAATATGTTTAGTTTTTGTGTGTTAGTTCAATTAGTGTAGCACTCAGATTAATTTCAGGAACAGCAACCAATGTGTGATTGACTAATCCATCTCTGATTGAAACAATTGCTTGATCTTTTTCTTCTTCGCTTGTGGCAAATAATTCTAAATTATTGTACATCCACTTAAACATATCTTCAATTTCATCATCGCGAATGTTATCAATGATTATTCCTCTTGCTTCTCTGATTTTGCCTTGTTTAAACAAGTCAACTGCTTGTAGTTTAAAGTCTGCACTGCTACCTTCGTCGCCTTTTGGCAATGATAATTTACCATCTACCACATTCATTTGGCAGTTGTTTAAACATTTACGTAAGTCAGGATATGTTGCTTTGACATATGTGTCTAGTGTTTCTAATTCAAAGTCCACATTTTCTTCTGCTAATACCACAGCCATACGTGCCGTAAACTCGTGTTCGTCTATTTTTTCAATATGGAACCCTTGGCATCTTGAGTGTAGTGCTGGAATAATCTTGTTTGGATAGTTACAAGTCAATATAAAACGGGCACTTGAGGCATATGTTTCCATAACTCCACGCAATGCCGCTTGTCCGTTAGGCGACATATAGTCTGCCTCATCCAACAATACAACTTTAAATTCACCAAATGGCATAGTTGAAACAAAGTTAGTGATTTTATCTCTGATAGTGTCTACAGAGTTTTCACGTGATGCGTTGATCTCTAACAAATCATATTCATCAATATCTATTTGTTTGATCAATAACTTTGCTAATGTTGTTTTACCTATACCTGCCGATCCACTAAACAACAAGTGTGGAATCATTTTGTCTTTGATCCACTTTTCGACTTGTGCTTTTTGATCTTGATCTCTAAACACATAACCATCTACTGTTGTGGGTCTGTATTTTTCTGTCCAAAGTTCTTTCATAGTGCCTTGTTGTATAATTCAAAATCTTCTTTATATAACAGTTTAACCTGTTCTATGTGTTCTTCAGTAAATATTTTACATTGTTCCAATATCCATTCGTTAGCAATATTGTCGCGATTTGACATTTTAGGTAAAACTCGCCATATGTTTTCTAGTTTAACTAATTCAAAATCTAATGTGGGATATTGATTTTTGATATCGTTTTGTTTTTTAAAATGGGTTGGATCAATGTTATACCAAGTAAATGTACTGTTTATGTGTTTATTCAGTTCAGGTAATGTTTTGTGCCAGTGTATGTGATACTCGTGATGTTTTGCATCTGCCCAACGTTTGATGTACTGCTGTACTTGACTGTGAAATCTTTTAATAGGATCTCTTACAATAAAATATGCTTTGTTGATTTTCAAACGTTCGACATCATTTGGCATATATTCAATCCACCCGTTTTTTCTAGCATAGTTCCTTATACTAGTACTTGCTACTCTAGGCGAAAATGATATTGCTATGTGTTCTTTTGGGTTATATATTATCAAAGTCCGAATATTTCTCTTATTCTGCCAATAATTGATTTTGGTTTTTTTGGTGTTGGCATCACACAGTTTTTATTTGCAGTAGGTTTTGATTTTTTCTTTTTAGGCTTAGTTTGCTTTTCTGCTTTCTTTATCTCAGCAATTAGAGTATTTTTATTTTTTCTTCTATCCAATTCTATGCCTAATGTTCTGCCGTATTCTTCTAATTCTTTTTTTGTTAGTTTATTGTATTGCATTATTCTTCCTTGAGTATTTTCATTACAATCTCTTGTTCCCACTTTTCTTCACCTGAGAATTCAGGACACGCTTCGATAAGTTTGTTTAACTCGTAACGAATCATTACAAGATCTCTTTTACAATCAGCACTTACCCAACCATCATTGTAAGGTGTAGACGCTTCTACTTGTATCATTCGTAGCAATTGAACTATCGAGTCTACTCTGTCTTGCAATCTTTTTTCCTGATAATATCCCAACTAGTTAGCACCAAAGTCTTCTGCTCTAACTTTGTCCGGACTGTAGTCTTGTTCATGCCCGAGTCTAATATCGCTGGGTTTTTCACTAGACACCATTAGTATTTCATTTACGTCAATTTTACGGATTTCGTTTTTGTTTCCGTCATCGTCTTCTAATATTACACCACGTGACCAACGACCATGTGATACTAGAATCCAATCATCGACTTGATATTCTTCTTTGTTTTCTGGACCTTTAG